ATAACTCTGTTTTGTTTGCGCAAGATGGAAAAATGTTTTGTGTGTATCATGGCCGGACAAAAAAAACTGGTGAAAAAAGAGTTGTTTTTATCGATTTAATGGAGATTGATTCCAATGGCGATTTAAAAATTCTTGGTCCAACCACAAAATAATAATGGAATTTGTATATTAGACCCTCTAAATTAGTAATAAACCTATGTCCGATTTTGCGTTCAATGATATCCCTCATACCCGGCTAAATTTGTTAACTGGAGAAAAAATTTTGGTATCTCCGCATCGAAGTAAGCGTCCTTGGCAAGGCCAAGTTGAAGAATTAGCCCATGATAATAGACCAGACTACGATCCTGCCTGTTATCTTTGTCCTGGCAACTCCAGGGCCGATGGCTCGATGAATCCAACCTATAAAGAAAGTTATGTTTTTATCAATGATTTTTCGGCCTTACTGCCAGATACCCCAGAAAACGAACTTAATGAGGAAGATCTGTTAGTAGCCGAAAGCCAACGTGGATTATGTAAGGTAATTGCCTTTAGTCCTAAACATGACCTGACGCTACCTGAAATGGAAGCCGTTGATATTGAGAAAGTGGTTGATGTTTGGCAACAGGAATTCCAAACTTTGCGGAGTGAGCAGTGGATTAAATATATTCAAATCTTTGAAAATAAAGGAGCCATTATGGGCTGTAGTAATCCTCATCCTCATGGGCAAATCTGGGCCCAAGGTAGCTTGCCTGTCGAAATTCAAAAGGAAGAAATTCAACAAAGAAATTATTTTCAGAAGAATGGTGAATCGCTTTTGAGTGCTTATTTAAGATTGGAATTACAAAAGCAAGAGCGCATTATCATTGACAATGAGTATTTTGTGGCTTTAGTCCCATACTGGGCTGCCTGGCCATTTGAAACATTGGTGATCAGTAAAAGACAGCTTCGGGATATTTCGGAGTTTACTGCCGAGGAAAAAAAGGATTTGGCCAAAACTTTAAAAGAGCTTACAACGCGTTACGATAATGTGTTTTCTACTTCCTTTCCTTATTCTGCGGGTATGCATCAAGCACCTGTTAATAATGGAAACGTAGATTTTTGGCACTGGCATATGCATTTTTATCCACCTTTATTACGTTCGGCGACTGTGAAAAAATTTATGGTTGGATATGAAATGCTGCCAATCCCCAACGAGATATTACCGCAGAGAGCGCCGCTGATATTTTACGTAAACAACCAACCATTCACTATAAACAAAAGAATAAATGATTACTAGAGCACAAATTTGTGATCGATTTAAAGAAATATATCAAGAAGAACTAAATCCTGAAGCGGCTGTCTCCGAGCAAGCTATCGAGGAGACTTTGGATGACCCGCAAGCAGAACAAAAAATGGTTCCCCTTGCGGCAATGTTAGCAACTAGAAAAAAGCTCCAAGATGCTGAAGCAAGAGCCATTAAAGCGGAAGCCTCACAACAAGCATATCAGGAATATCTTGCTGGCTTAAAAAACCAGGAAAACCAAGAGCCTGAAGAAGACCCAAATGCTTTAGTTGAGAGGAAGCATTTATATGAAGCCAATGCTTTGGCTAAGCGAGACATTCTAGAAACGCTGTATCGAGACATGAATCCAAAGGCAGTTCAAGAGATAGACAAGTATTTGGGACCAATTTTGGAAAAAAAACCTTGGTTAGCAAGCTCGGTAGACTCGGCTCAAAATCGCTATGCTCGTGCATATGAGATTGTACAAGACTATCTTCATCTTATAGAAGAGAAGCCAAAAATAAAACAATCAAGCTCTTTGGATGGGAAAAAAATCATTCAGAATGCTCACAAACCAGGGTCTCCAGCAGACATCGGCAAGTCAGCGCGCTCGCAAGGCGTAGAATATTTAAAATCTATTCAAGGGAAAAAAGAGTTTAGAGAATACCGGCAAAAAATGCTTCAGGGTGAAATCTAGGGGCAAAAAAATTTTGTCTCTAGTGTAAAGAAATTTTTTTACAGGAGATAAAATGGCTGCTGGTACAACAACCACAGTACAAGTTGATCCAGAAGTCAGCTTGTACTTTGATAATATTTTGCTGGATAGACACCAGCCGTATTACGTTCATGGATATTTTGCTCAAGAAAGGAGAATACCAACCAAGAACTCCAAATCGGCTATATTTCGCCGTTTTGATAATTTGTCGGATGCCCTGACAGCCCTATCAGAAGGGGTTACGCCGGCCTCAGAGCCGGTTACAAAGTTTGATATTACTGCCGTGGCTTCGCAGTATGGAAAGGTTGTAGAGTTATCCGATGATATCATTGTAACGGTGCAGGATCAAACAAGTAATGAAATAGCAGACATGTTAGCGCAGAACCAAGCATCTACTTATGACAAAATCGTAAGAAATATGCTCGCTGCGACTGCCGCACAAATTGACTGCATAAACGGTAAAAATATTTTTAATGCCGTTTTAAAACTATCTCTAATTGACTTGGAGTGCCTGGCTGCGTAAGCGGAGGTTAACAAGGGGCAAGCGAAAGCAGCCTGAACGACTAAGTGAGATGGCGCCGAAAGGTGAAGCGATAGTCTGAACTCTACGTATATACGAAGGTAGAGAGGGATCTCCGAAGAGGGAACCCCGCCTAGAAATAGGTCATAAAAGTAACAGAAAGGTTAATGGAAACGCGATTACAGAGGTAACAACTACTGATTTAGAGTTAGCGGTAGACTACTTGGAAGGCAATAACGGTAAAAAGTTGTCGCCCAACCAAGAAGGAACTAATGCATTCGGTAAACAAAAATACGCACTGGCCGCGTAGTGCCGAATTAAAATCTTTGGTAATTGACTTGGAAACCTAAACCTGAAAAGGCATGGCAACAGGGCGCAAGCAGCAATAGCGGGCAGCGTGAACGACTAAACCCAGAGACCTAGAAATAGGATGCGATAGTCTGAACAATAGAGGAAACCTATTGAAAAGAATCCGAAGAGGTTCTTTCTCCGAAAGGGAGTAACAAATTGACTGCGCCAGTTTGGGCAGCTTATTGGATGATTATTTCAACTGATTTGCGAACTGACTTTAAAAATTTAAGTAATTTTTTACCAACAGCCGAATATCCTCGTCAACAGAGCGTGCTTGAAGCCGAGTTCGGATCGTGTGATGAGGTTAGGCTAGTTAAGACAAGCCAGGCGTATAAAGATACGACTGTTAGTCCGCCTATTTACTACAACTTCTTATTTGCTGCAAATGCTTATGGAAGAATAACCATTGATGATCAATCAATGGAAATGATTATTAAGCCGCTAGACATACTTGGTGGCTATAAACCCTCTCTGATTGACTTGGACCTCCTCGCTGCATAGCAGACGGACAACAGGGCGGAAGGCTTCAGCCACCGTGAACGACTGAGTGAGAGGGGCGTTTTAACAAACGTAAGCGACAGTCTGAACTTATAGGAAACTATAAGAGGTTAATCCGAAGAGGTTGGCCCGCCAGAAATGGTCAGTAAGCTAAGGCTGAAAGTAACAGAAATGAGGTGCCGGACAAGATCCACTTAACCAGAGACAAACCATGGGTTGGAAAGGTCGTCTTGGATGTGTGATTTTGGATGATAGTTGGTGTGTAGCTTTAAGAAGCACTAAAGGATAGGAGAAAAATATGACAGCTCCCTTAGGCAATGCGTTAAATCGCTTTACTGGCATGCGAGAATTTAGCCAGGTAACTAATAGCTATGGTGGCTATTTGCAGTCTGGAGGTGTGGCGTATAATTTAACGCTTCCATTTCTTCCTGATCGCTTTGACTGGTTTAGATATACGGCGTTTGGAACTGCCGGCACGTTAGGCCAAGGTGTTTGGTTTAGAGATTTTCCTGCTGGAGATTCTTTAATCTTACGTTCTATTGCAGATAACGGCTCTACAGGAAATACAAGCTTGCTTTTAGAAACCACTAACGGCATTACAAATGCGTCCACAACAGGTGGATTTTATAATGAACATCTGGTGATTAATGGAATCACTACAGCAAGTCCTGCTGTTGTGACAACTTCAGCCAATCATAATCTTTCAGATGGAGATAGGGTCGTTATCACAAAAGTAATTGGGACAATGGCGGCACAGATCAATAACTATACATATGTAGTTCGAGTTCTAACAGCCGCAACTTTTGCTTTATATGATGTATATGGGTTGCCTATTACAGTTTTAGGCGCGTACTCTTCAAGCGGACAAGTTACTAAAATTGGCCCAGCTTTGGGAGACCCATCTCAGCCTACAAATCCAGCGTATCCACACGATGGAATTATTGATTATCCACCAACATATATTTTGACAT